AGTTCATTAAAAAGGCTTTAAATTATGCCTTAGACCCATATAAAAAGTATTATTTGACCAGTAAAAATTGTAAAAAGAATGCCGATCTATGTGATATGAATTCAATTTATGATGATATATTCGGATTATTAGATGATTTGAATGGTAGAGTATATACCGGCCATGATGCAATTGCATTAGTTAATGCATTTATTACAGAACATATAGAATATGAAGATTTAATTTTCTCTATTATAGATAGAAATTTAGAAATTAGAGCATCTGAATCAGTTATTAATAAAGTTATTCCAAATTTAATTCCAACATTTGATGTTGCATTAGCAAATAAATTTGACCCTAAACGAGTTGATTGGAATGATATATGGTTAGCATCTAGAAAGTTAGATGGTGTAAGATGTTTAACAATTGTTGATTATCAGGGTAACGTAAAATCTTATTCTAGAGTAGGTAATGAGTTTGAAACATTACAAGTAGTTAAAGATGCCATTAAGAAATTAGGAGTAATGGGAGTTGTATTTGATGGTGAGATTTGTTTGATGGATGAAAATGGTAATGAAGATTTTCAAGGTATCATGAAACAAATTAAAAGAAAGAATCATACAATTACTAATCCTAAATATGTGATGTTTGATTATTTAACCTTGAACGAATTCAATGCAAAAGAAAGTGAAGCAACATTAACAATGAGAATTGCTAGATTTGGAAAACATATTTTGCATCTAGAAAATAATTCATGTTTAAGTGTTTTAGATCAACATGTTGTTTCAGGAGATGATCATTTTGCAAAATTAAAAGCAGATGCAGAGAAAGATGGCCATGAAGGAGTTATGTTAAGAAAAAATGTTGGGTATGAAGGTAAGAGGTCTCAAAACTTATTGAAGGTTAAAAAATTCTTTGATGCAGAATATGTAGTACAAAGTATTGACTTCGAAGATCATAGAGTTATTAGAGAAGGTAAAGAAGTTGTTATTCCGATGATGGCGCAAGCATATATTAATCATAAAGGATATGAGGTAGCAGTTGGGTCTGGATGGAATCAAGAGCAAAGAATTAAATATAATGCTAATCCAACTTTAATTATTGGAAAAGAAATTACCGTTCAATATTTTGAAGAGACTAAGAATCAAAAAGGAGAATTGAGTTTAAGATTTCCTACCGTTAAGCATGTGTTCGAAAATGGTAGAAATGTTTAGGAATTACGAAATAAATTTATTATATTAATATATGAAAGAAAATGTAAGATTAGGTTATGCATGTGTAAACATGACATTAACAGGCCGGCCGAAGAAGGCGGGTGGTAGAGTAACAACGTCAAGGACTGCTAGAAAAGCAACTTGGCAAAATGGATCTGATGATCCTAAGGATTGGGATTTGCATTTGTTAGGTGAACGTACGTTACTTAATGCAAATGACTTGTTACATTATCTACAATGGAACAATGACCATAATATAAAATTGTTTCGTTTAGGTTCTGAATTATTTCCGTGGCATGATCAATATGAATTGCATCAACTACCGCAGTTCAATGATATAGCAAAAAAGTTATTAGAATGTGGTAATTATGCACGTGAGAATGGCATTCGTATTACAACCCATCCTGGTCCGTTCAATGTTTTAGGTTCTCCTAAATTAGATGTTGTTGAACGTACGATTGTAAGTCTAGAACGACATTCAGAAACATTTGACCTCATGGGGTTTGAGCCATCATTTGATAACAAGATCAATATTCATGTCGGTGGTTCATATGGTGGTGATTTTGTAGGCACATCAAAAAGATGGATTGCAGGTTGGCATAGATTATCTGATAATTGTAAGAAACGATTAGTATTAGAAAATGATGATAAGCCTAGTATGTGGTCGACAAAAATGATTTATGAATATTTTCATAAAGAAATTGGCATTCCAATTACATTCGACTACCATCATCATACATTTCACCCAGATGAGTTGTCAGAAGAACAAGCATTAAAATTAGCCGCATCTACATGGCCTGAAGGTATTAGACAATGTACACATTATTCAGAAAGTAGAGCAAGAGAGTTTCAAGACCCTACGATTAGAGCACAAGCTCATTCAGATTATATACGTGATGAGATTAAAACGTATGGGCTAGATATTGATATTGTAATAGAAGCTAAGGCCAAAGAGTTGGCACTTTTAGAATACCGCAATATTTATGCGTATAAAAATAATAATAAAAAAGAAGTTTTACTATGAAAGACAAGGACAATGTATTAAGATTATTGGATGAAGTTGATAACATGATTATGATCATGAATCAATCAGTTGAAAGAAATATGCCAATGGACCCAATCGATGTAAGAACTCGATTTGCAAATATTCGTCAAAAACTAGCTACGATTACAGATAGAGTATCAGGGAGTTAAAATGAAAAAGAAACTTTTTCCAATAGTAATAGGATTGGCAGCATTGTCAGTATCTGGTAGTGCAGCATTTTATTCTGTATTCGGATTAAGTAAGTTATTTGCAGGAGCAAGTTTGCAAGTAATAATAATGGCAGGATCTTTAGAATTTGCTAAACTAGTTGTTGCATCTTTATTATACCAGTACTGGGATACAATAAATAAAGCATTGAGAATGTATTTATCTATTGCTACACTAATACTTATGATTATAACATCGGGAGGTATTTATGGATTTTTATCTGGAGCTTATCAATCAACTGCGACTCAATCAGAGTTACTTGATAAATCGTTGGCAATATTACAACAGAAACAAATTAGGTTCGAAGAGAATAAACAAGATCTTAAATATGAAAAGGAAGGCTTAACAAAGTCTATTTCGGATTTAAGAATATCCCTTTCCAATCCTGCACAGGTTCAATATGTTGATAAAGAAAGTGGTCAATTGATAACAACAACATCATCGTCTAGTAGAAGAGCATTACAGGATGAACTAGCTAGAACATTAGGTGATAGAAATATTATAAATGATAAGTTAGCAGCAATTGAAGATTCTATAACTAAAACAGATATAAGTATTCTAGATAAACAAATAGATAACGAAGATCAGAGAGAATTGGGTCCACTTAAATATTTAGCAGAAACTACGGGCCAGGATATGAATACAATTGTTAATTGGTTCTTATTACTTATTATATTTGTATTCGATCCATTAGCAATTGCATTAGTTGTAGCAGCAAATATGGCATTTGCACAAATCAAACCAAAAGAGATTGTTACAAAAGAATTGTATACAGATGAAGATGAGAAAAGAATAAATGTAATAGGCCAAAATGGAAATGATGGATTGCATTATGATCAAGAAGAGATGATAAAAAAGAATGAACAGATATTAGCAACTACTAATACCGAAGAAAAATCATTTAATGATCTTAAGAGTCGTATAAAAGAAAATCAGGATAAGTTACAAAAGAAAGCAAAAGAAGATATTTACAAAGAAAAACCGGCACCAAAGCCGTCGTCAAGTAAAAAAAGTTATTGGTAATCAAATAAATTAAATATGGCAAAGAAAAAAGTTTTACATTCGTTTAGAACAAGAAAAAAAGGTAACAAGACATATATGATATGTAGGAATAGTATTCCACAACAATCATATTGGGCATGGCAATTCTTAGGAGATAAGCCTAGATGTAATGAATGGTCAGAAGTTAATCATGATACAACTGCAGTATTATGTTATAAGTGTGTATCTAAAACAGTAGGACCACCAGAAATGAAAGGTGGTTATATATCAAAAGGTAGACCTCGAGGTTGGCAGTTTATGAAAGAGTTTGTAGACCCACAAGGTAATGTATTTCATAAAGGAAAGGAGCAGCCTAATCTAAAAGGAACTATAGAACCGACTAAGATTGATCGATCACCTAAAAAGAAATTATCTAAACTAGAAAAAAGTGAGTTACGAGATAAGATAAATGAACAAATGGCTTTAGTAAGAGGTCAATTAAAGAAGGCTAAATTCAAAAAGGATATTAAGTCGGGCAATTCTCAAATGAAGAAGTTAGAGAGACAGTTGAAAAAGATACGATAATCTTTTGACGTACGATATTTTTTTATTATATTAAGTATAAATAAAAAAAAGATATGAGTATATACGAAGAACAAGATCCTAAAGAGCCTTTAATTGTTGAAGAACCACAAGGCAAGTTATATGAAGCATTACATAATCAATTAGGAACGTTATTAGATTATGAAGATTCTGTAATCTTTATTAATGATGAAATCAATGATACAACATTAACAGATTTCATCATTCGAATGAGAAGTTTATTACAACATAGAAAAGATAAAACAGCACCAGTTAATTTAATGATCAATAGTCCAGGAGGCGATGTATATGAAATGTTCGGTATTATTGATTATATAGAATCTTTAGATGTTAAAGTAAATACTATATGTAGAGGTAGAGCCATGAGTGCTGCAGCAGTTATATTAGCATGTGGTACCGGTAATAGAATGATGAGTAAACGTTCAACGGTAATGTTCCATCAATCATCTAGTTTTATGGGAGGTAAGATGAGTGATATAACAGCTTATCTAGATAATGTAAAAAATCTAGAAACTCTTATATATGGTATGTTAGCAGAAAAAACAAAGAAAGAGGCAGATTGGTGGAGAGAAAGAATGAGAAATGATATGTTTCTTACAGCAGAAGAATTATTAGAAATCGGAGTAATAGACCAAATAATATAAAATAGAAATTATGAAATTAACAGCAGAACAAATAGTACAAAATTGGGAAGACCTTATTAAAGTTATCGATAATAATTTTACAGGTGAAAGAAAAGATAACTTAAAGGCAATGTATACAGATTTAGAAGATAGAATGTCTGTACAACCTGCATCTAGTTTTGATCATTATCATAATGCATTTGAAGGTGGTTATGTAGATCATGTTTTAAGAGTCATTAAGTGTGCAAAAAAAGTTTATTCATTATGGACTGAGATGGGAGCAGATATGTCAGGCTATACTGAAGAAGAATTAATCTTTGTTGCATTAAATCATGATATTGGTAAGATGGGCTTTCCTGGAGAAGGTAATGAAGTATATATTCCTAATGATTCTGAATGGCATAGAAAGAATCAAGGACGTATGTATAAGATTAATCCTAACAACCCTTTTAGCCTCGTAAATGACCTATCTATTTGGTTATTGCAACATTATAACATTAGTATCACTTGGAACGAAATGTTAGGAATAAAGTTAACAGATGGATTATATGATGAAAGCAATAAACCATATTTCATGTCTAGGACAGCAGATTCTAAACTAAAAACTAATTTAGGATATGTTATGCATCAAGCAGATGCAATGGCAGCTAGAATAGAATTTGAAATGTGGTACAAAGGTAAACCAACTCAAACGGCACCTATCAAAAAACAATATGCAAAAAAGGCATTATCAAATACAACAGATAATGTAAATGCTAAAGAGATGTTTAAAGATTTATTTGGAGATAAATAATATGACAACAATTATAATATTATCAGTAATATTAGCAATATCAATTTTTGTTAATATCAATCAATTACGTAAACAAGAAGCTTCTGCAGAATATGTAGAAGAATTAGAAAATTCAAATACCGAATATTATACGTTCTTTCAAAGTTTAAAGACTAGAGTAGGACAATCTAATTCTCAACTAAAACAGATTGATAGGTTAGGGTCATTTGAAGCAGATGATGAGACAGGATTTGCATTCAAAGAATTACGTGATATATATGATGAATTAAATAAGGGATTTTAATGGAAATACTAGATAAAATAGAAGGAGAGGGTTTAAGTTCAGTAGATAAGTTCTACATATGGCATGCAGCAGAAATGAAAGATCTAGAAGAAAATGGTCCTAAAAAACGTAGAGGAAGAAAGCCTAGTAAAAAACAATATTTTACTTATATAACAGACCAAGCAATTATTGCATATAACTTTGAACCTTCGTTTGCAAAAAGAAATAAAGTATTTCGTGAGTATATTAACTACCCATTTAACAAGTTAGTAGAGAATATATATTATACGTTTAGATTTAGTTATTTCGATGTTCCTTATGAGGATATTAAAGCTGAGGTAGTTGCGTTCCTAACAGAAAAAATAGGTAAATTTAAAGAAGGCAAAGGAAAGGCATTCTCATATTTTTCTATTGTAGCTAAAAATTATCTTATTATTCAAAATAATGCTAATTATGCTAAACTAAAACAAAGGTCTGATTTAACAGCTGTTGATGAAAATAGAAATATTCAAGGTGAACTGTCTTTGAACGAACATCAAGAATCTCTAAGAGATTTTACAAACCAATGGTGTGAATGGTATGACGAAAATCTTAATTATATATTTTCTAACAAACGAGATATTATTGTGGCAGATACAATATTAGAGTTATTTAGAATGCGAGATAATAT